TTAAGTCGATCAAGTCAGCGGCATCAGGTGGGTTCCATTGCACCGCCACAACGCGCTGACTCCGTAACTGAAACTCAGTCAAGTTCGGCGCAATCTCATTTGCGATAATCCAGTTGGCAACCGACAGCGCAATCGGTCGTTTGTCTGCTTCGGGATTTGTCAAGTCGCTGACAGACAACAAAATGTCAACATGAAAGCGCTCAATGACTTCCGCCAACGCTTTTCCCTGATAGTTCACTTCCGTTTCCTGCAACGCGACCAACATCGCTGGCAACTCGGCAGGTGTCAAGCCGAGCGCCCAGTCGCGCAACGAGCCATCTTGCACGACTTTAAAGTCCTGCTGAAACGCTTCCCATAATGCGTTTCGCAACGCTCTCGCTACTGCGTGTGAGTGCAATTTCATCGCCCAAACACCTGCTTGACAAAGTTGTTGACCAACTCGCGAATTTTCGGTTCTGTTGCTTTCAACGCTGGACGCAAGAACGGCTTAGCGATGCGGTCACCTTCAACGCGCTCCCAAGTCGCTGTTTTTTGACCCGGCTTGCCTGCTTCAGCTCGCTTTGCGAACACTACATTGCGTTGCAATCGCGAGTGACCTTTCGTGCCAACGAACTCTTTGACCGTGAATCGCAACGCTCTCGCGCGAACGGGCGTGATGACGCGCTTGCGACCGAACTCAATGTGCGGTGCGTAGTGGACATTCGTTCCGACACGACCAAGAACCTTCGTGCCTTGACGCTCCGTCGTCGCTGTGATGGAACGACGCAAGTGTCCAGTGTCAACGGGCGCTCGTTGCTTCGCTTCACCTGCTACAAGCAACGACGCTTTACGAACAACTTGTTCAAGTTGCTTTGACCGTTGAACCGCACTTTCAAGTTTTCTCACGACCTCGCGTGCGCCCATCACAGCGACTTTCAACATCACTCAATCGCCTCTAAGAGAAGTTCCATTCTGTCAAGGACCGAACCGATGTCATAGAGCGAGACAGCGACAACACGAAAGCGCTTGTTGTTGAGCACGACTTCATCGTTGACTTTCGCTACCCACCCCGATGGTGGTGGTTGAATGACTGCGCGGTGTGACACGGCACCGTAAACGCCCATCAGCGTTTCAGTTTCACGACTACTAACGGGCACGATGAGCGCTGCACACCGCGCTATTTCCTGTTCACCAACCCGTTTCTTTTCGCCGTCGACGATGCGCTCAATTGGGCGCACGATGATGATGTTTTTTCGCCTCACAGGCATCACCACAACAAGCGGTATCTGTCAAGTGTCTCGCGGATACGGCTTGGGAACGCTTCAACGCGCACGCTCGCACCTGCAAGGCTCGTGTCGGTGACACCTGCGGGCTGCTGCGCCCAAAAGAGCGCAAGTTCAGCGATAGCTAACTGCAAGTCAAGTGGGATTTCTGTTAACCCACCCGTGTAGGTCACTTTGAGCCAAACGCCATCAGGTAAGTCAACGAAGATTTGACCAGTATTGGGGTTGACAATGTTGTAACTTGCTTTGATGGGCGTGTCGTCGGGATAAGTCACACTGACAAGGCTTTCAACTGGGATGGCGTGAAGGAACGCTGATTTGTTGACGAAATAGACAAACTCAGTGTAGGTGTCGCGAGCGAAAAAGCGGTTGCAGTATCGTGACGCGAAGCCATAGGCGGCTTCAACGAGTTTCTCCCATCGCTCATGCGTGATGCCATCTGGCACATCGACGAGCGTGCGCAGTTGGTAAGCGTCAACCCAAGCCATCACGCATCACCTACTTCGTGACGCGTGACTTGAGTTCTTTCGCGTGTTCTTGCTTGGCTTCCTTGTGTTCAGGCTCAGGGTTGACAACTTCAAACCACTCAGGGAAGTCGGCAAGCAACTCTTGAGCGAGTTTCTCGTCAACTTCAGCGACTTCACCTTCAAGCAAGTCAAGCCCGCGACCGATGTAACGGTTCACCTTGCATTTAAGCAACGGCATCCCTTATCGCCTCCTTCGCTATCAAACTGTCAAGTCATCACTTGGCGACATTGTAACCGATGCCGATGATGTTGCTGGCGGAATGGAGTTGCTTGAAATCACCGCGCCAAGTAGCAACAACAATGTCAATTTGCGTGGTGATGTCGCGGTCGGCTTCAACTCGGATGCCGCGCCGTTCGCCAACTGCCCAGACTTGGCGGTTGACGAGGAACAGGACAGTGCGGTTGGTGGTCGTGCCGTCATAGACACCAGTTGCGTTCAAGTCAACGCGGATGTTGGGCGAAATCACGATCGGGATGCCATCAAACTTACCCAACTCACCAGTGATTACGGTCGCTTGGGGACCATATTTGTCAACGGTGAGCACCTCAGAGAGCGACAGCAACTTGACATAAGTTTCAAGCGCAACAATCCAAACGAGGTTTTGGATGTTCGCTGCATAGACGCCCATCGCAGCGCGGACTTGTCGCAATAGTGAAACAGTGGGAGCGTTGTTGCCGAAGTCAACCTTCGCAGTTCCAGTCAACGCAATCTTACGCAAGCCCTTCCAAGTCTTCCTGACATCGTTGGCAGCGGTGACATCGCTGTCCATGTGCGTGGTGCTGTCGTCACCGTTGACAATTGCACCGTCAATACCGTAAGCGAACGCAAACGCTAAGTCTTGCTGCAACAGTGGCATCACTGCGACAGCGGCATCTTCGGTCACTTCATCAACGACTGAGAAACCGCCGCCGATCTTCTTCGCGGTGAACTCAATGGGTTGACCTGCGGCGGGCGTGGACAGCGGGATTTGCGCACCAGCACCGACTTTGTAGACCTTTGTGCCCGTCAACATGATGGGCACCTTCAAAGTGTCCGACTGCATGTCAACAGTCGGGAACAAGCGTCGCAGGGTCGGTTCAAGCCGAATGAGTTCAACGACGCGGGAGGAAAACTGGACGGGGATGTAGCCGGGCAGTTGCGTGCCAGTCACTTGCTTGAGGATTTCTTGGAAGCGCTGGTGCAGGCGCGAGTCCTCGTAAGACAAACCACGAGCCTTGCGGGCGAGGGCGAACACAGTGTAGGCGTCAATGAGGTCTTGACACTCTTTGATGCGTGGGTCGTCGGAGCGCATTGACAAGAAGTTTTCAAGTTTCTCGTAAGGCGTGCTCCCTTGAATTGCCAACTTGTCAAGCCCAACTTCTGAGCGCGTCACAAGCGCCCGCTCAATGTTAGCGACCCGTTCCTCCATCGCCTTCTGTCGCTGACCTTGGTCAGCGAGTTGCTCGGCGATGGAGAGCAAGTCTTGCTTAATGCGTTCGACATCAGCGTCGCGTCGCTTGACAGCATCGGTGATTTGACGCAATTGTGTCATCAGTTCTTCGTAGACAGCAGTCTGCATCACGAAAGCACCTCCTTGACTTCTTTGAGGGTTTTGAGTAACTGCTGGACGCCCTCATCGTCCAGCGGGGATTTGACAAATGCGGCACGAAGCCGCTTGAGGTTGTCAAGAAGTTCGTGCACTTGCCCAATGTAACTGTCAAGCAAGCGCACGACTTCATCGTTTGCCGACTTGACGACATTGCCAAATAACTCAATCTGCCTAAGTTCCAGTTCGTCATACTGGCGGAACTCAGGCGGCTCCTTGTCAAACTTCTCGTAGTAGCGAACGATGTGATTGTAAACCGCCCGCCGTTCGTCTTCTGGAATGTCAACCCCACCGCGAGCACCAAGTAACGCTGCCATCGCTGCCGCGACACCGCGCCAAATGGCACGCGGTTCACCATCAACGATGTCAGCAAACGGGAGTTTGTAGTCGCCGAAGTTGCGCCCGGGCGGGTTCCACCAAAAGAAACGCTTTCGGTAGTTGTTGCGCTTTTGCTCGTTCTCTAAGTCTTCGCGACCTTCAATCTCAAAGTGCCGCCGCCACCGTGCTTCGCTTGCGTCCGCGTCCCACTCACGGTCGAGATCGGGATGTGCTGGCAAATCAGCGAACGGTGTTGATGGTTTGGTGCGGACAGGAACGGTCAATGTGGAAGTGTTGACAGTGTAGTAGGCAGACTTGACACCTCGCGCTTCAATGATGCCCTTGACAGTTGTGATAAGTGCTTCTGGGTTGGCTGGAACGGAAACGAGCGCGGTCTCAAGCCAATCCCATTCCTCGTGCACCCAAATGCCATCTTTCGTGATTGAACCTTTGCGGGGGATGAAGCCGATGGACAGAGCACGGACAACGCCATCGCGCAAAAGCGTTGCAATTTCGCGTGCTTTCTCGGTCATTGACAGTTGCCCAGTGATGAGGATGCCATCATCGCGAACCTCTGCCTGCAAAACCTTCCCGATGGGGACATCGAGTTTGTGCATCCAAGTGATAACTGGGTTTCGGAGATATTGTTGCAGGTTGCGGACGCCTTTAGGGTTGACAATTTCATTGTCAAGGTCAACGACTGGTCGCGTCGCCCAACCCGTGAACATGGCGGGCTCGTTGGCGACCTGCTTGACTTCAACATCTTCAAGGTCAAAAACGGCGATGCGCATCGCTTCATCACCACCTATCACTTGATGAGTTGCACAGCTAACTCAATTGCGAGGTTGATGGCGCTGTCTTTGAGGGCAACACCGCGTCGCTTGGCTTCAATCTTGATGGCTTCAAATGCTTGCTTGCGCTTTTCCTCCGAAGTCAAATTGTCAACAGTTGCAAGCGTGCGCACGACATAAATGACGAAATCAGCCAGTTCACCGACGACATGCTCCAACATCGCTTTCGCGAACGGCTTAAAGAAACGCTTGACAAGCCACTTCATTTCTTTTCACCTCGTTGCGTGAGTGATGCAGCGACGACTTTCGCGAGGCGCTCAGCGTGATCGGCTTCCCAATCGCCAAGCACGCACTTAGCGCCCATGTCCTCAGGATTGCTGCGCTTGAACTTGTGACCGATGTCAAGACCGATGACAGCCTTCTGTGGAAACCATTCCCAAACCACATTCGCAATCGCTTCTCCCAACGCTCGCAAAGTGTA